ATTCATATTCAACTTTGTCTAATTTTTTTGAATCAAATCGGAGCTGTTCAAACATCAAGACTTGATAAAAACCACAAATAGGACAACCGCAATAAAATTTTCGTTGATCAGATGCCTCATATTCCGCCGCAATTCTGCAACTGTCGGTAATTGTCGGGGTTGAGGTTAAAAATATTTTTCTTTTCGTAAAAGTTGAAGCACGTTTTTCGGCAAGCGCTACGGGGTCGCCTTCCCCATCAACATCACCTGGGTATGCAGAAATTTCATCAAGGCCGATATAACGAGCCGGCATCGATCTAAGTGACGCGGCGCTATTACTGCCACCAATCGCAAGGAACCCTCCGGGAAAGATTTTAGCGAATTGACTGTTTCCACTGTCTCGACTTCTGGGAGGCGGTATTTTATCGGCTAGACGCGGCGTTTCTTGCAACATTGGCTCAAGCCTTTGTTTACTCAGCCTCGCCGCCATTTGTAGACTGGGTTGAATTAAAAGCATGGGAGCCGGTGCGTAATCGATGCAGTACCCGACCCAATTATTCATAGTTTCCGTTTTCGCAAGTTGCGCGGCGAACATTAAGACGACTCTTTGCGTTGGACTATCTACCGATAATTCCCGCATTACCTCGACAATATATGGAGTTCGAGAGCAACGAAAAGCCCCAGGTTCCGCTGCGCCACGGCTCGAAAGTTTTCGATATTTGTCTGACCATTGATCAACCGTTAATTTTTCCTGTGGTCTTAGGCCATTTAAAAAGCCCTCTTCCCATGCGTTCATATTTTTGCTAACTCCTCTAATGCGTTGCGATGCTCTTCTGTTAATAATTTATGTATTACTTGCGGATCAGTCTCACCCGCGCATTCAGGCGCTAAACGATCAGCAACATTCGACAAACTTTCCCTAATCGCTCGACCTAATTCAAAACTACTTTTCTTTATATCCGTTACAGGTATCAAATCCTTTTTCTGTTGTTCTACTTGTAATTTTGCTAATGCCGCTTGCCAATGCTCCTTTCTAGCTCGACTAACGTTAAAATCTGGGATTGCATCATCAGGCGTTTCATCAATTTGCCTTTTTAACTCTTCCTTTGTCTGAGTAGGGACAGTAATCTTTTTCGCAATAGGGGTCGTTTGATCCCATAATTTCAAGCCTAAATCTTTGTCAATGAGTTTTTTCTTTCCTTCGTTGACAACTGCGCCGTCAAGTTTTCCCATCTGCACAGCCTTTGAAACCCGCTGGCGTGACAAGCCTTTCACCTTCGCAAAATCTGAAATAGATAACAGCATTTCTTAGATGTCAACACTAACACTATATATGGTCGTCAATATGTCAACAATTCTCAATAAGCCCACGCTAGAAAAATATCGCGATTTCCAATGACCCATACGCATTACCCCAGTAAGGACCCATTCATTCTCAATAAGGGGGTATGGATAGATCAAGCCACACTATATATAGGGGTTAAAAAATACCTGTTCTTAAGTCTGCCTTACCTTTTAGTTTGCTTTGTCTTACGTTCTTAGCTAACCAGAAACGCAACTGATGACCAAATTCTTTAATGACTGTTTGTTGTGCTATTTGCTCAACTCTTAATCGTGGTCTGTAGGTAGCAGATGGGACGGCTTCAAATATCTTCCATAATTGTTCGTTCTCTCTTCGCCTCCAATAGACGCCGGGTGGTCTGTTGCCATGTTGAGGTTTGCCGATTAAGAACGTTCTGTTTCCTTTGGTGCTTACGTTATTAAAGATATGATCAATTGATTTTCTTGTTACGTTGCCATATTTGTCTATTCTTAAAGGCTTTTCAAAGTTATCTGCTACAGGTACAAGGCGGCTACCTGCTGGAAGGTTGCTTAAGGGGTGAGTTGCTAACTTTGCCTCAAATGGCTTAACGCCACGCGGCCCGCCTTTTATTTGTGGTCTTAGATATGGTTCCCTATCACTTCCTTTTTTCTTTGCTGATTTAGGTTTTAATTGAGCTGCAAGACTTCTTTTATTTGCTTTCTTGCCAAGCCGCCAAGCTTCTGTAGTGAATTTTTTGGGTTGCTCAAATGCTTTTTTACTTGCCTTGCTCAATGCTGCAACAATGCTTTTATCCTTAGAACCGGGTAAGAACTTAGAGCCTGCAACTATAGAATTAAGAGCCTGAGCCGTTGAAAAGGGCAGTTGTTTTGTATGCTCATTGCTCCAGCGTATCGCAGTTGGTAGCTCGCTCTTGACGTCTAAGGTAATCATCTTAAATAGGGGTTATAAGGGTTACGTGAAAAGTGCTTATACCAAGTAGCGTTTTCTGTGAGTAAGTCTTTTTGGTGTTCGTATATGTGTTGTCTAAGAATTTCAATACCAATTGTGTTCTCTGGGCTATCTGCTGAAAAGCTTACAAATATCCTACGCCATTGGTCAGCATCAAAATATTTTTCCATTGTCTTACTGTCTTAACGTACTAAGTCTAGCAATTAGGCTTCTAGAGGGGTTGAACAGAGTTTAGAAAGGGTTTTGTCGCAAGCTTCTAGGTTGTATAAAAGGACTTTAGATGTTGGTGTTTTTCTTCTGTAATGCTTTCCAATAACTAAGATCTTATCTTTATTGCGTAGTTTTTGAATTGTAGACTTACCCATTCCTAACGCATCACACGCTTCTACTTGTGTTACCCATTTAATAGCCATTACTATTGACCGACAGATGAGAACACTGTACTATGCCTAAGTAGCAATATCAAGTTTTGATTTGCGCCCCATTAAGGGGTTAACAAAAAAACACCGTTAAGGATTTTATTTATGGCGACCAAGAGCTATCAAGTAACAGTGGAAGGGGTAAACCCTTTGATTTGTTCAAACGTACAAAGTTCCGACCCTTTAAAAACAGAATCAACATTTAGAGCAATTTTTCATACCAAAAGAAACAAGACGTTAAAAGATCATCAAGCTTTGCAGGCTTTAGACTGGATTCAATCTGGCTATTGGGATAATCAGGGGCAAATTGATATTGATGAAGATGAAAACACGGTTGAATTTAAAGGTTTTTCTGATCCGATTTTGCCCGGTGCAAATTTCCTTAGATGTTTAAGACAAGGCGCAGCAACAGGATGGAAAAAAGGGATGGATATTAAAAGAGGCGTTGTTGTCACTAACAATTCATTGATTGATTTTAAAGGCTCAAAAAAAGCAATAGACCTTTTTAAAGGTAATAAATACATTAATCGTGCTTTTACGAAAAGAGGTGTTTGGGTTAGTCGTTTGTGTTTTCCTGACTGGAAAGTGACTTTTAATTTATTAGTTAATGATGAGATAGTTAAAAAGTCTGATTTAAAAAAATACCTTTCAATGGCTGCGGTAGCGGAAGGTTTAGGCACTTGGCGGCCTCGTTATGGTCGGTTTAAAACGCTTGAATTTAAAGAGACAACATTACAAGGAGCTATTAACTAATGACTAACCCACGCATTGACGGAATCAATTGGAAAGCCTTAAAAAAAGGCGATATTATTTCACATTTAGAAATTGTAGATTATTGGAAAATATGCTTTAAAGATAAAGACTGGGATGATCGTTATTCAATACAAAGAATAAAAGAAAAAATTGAGCAACAAAGAGAAGAAATTGAAAAACCAATTATTCTAAGAGAAACGAAAGGTGAATTAAAAGTTTTAAATGATAAAGAGGCAATTGATTATTCTGCCGCACAAGCAAACGCAGGGATTAAGAAACATAGAAAACATACAAGAAGGCTTTTTACACATATCAACGAAAGCAAATTGAACGAATCTGAAAAAAGAGATTTAGAAACCAAACAAATACATCACGCTTTTATTGAAGCATCAGCAGATGGCGCTAGGAAACATTCTTTACAGTTACAAAGGAAAGGCGAACAATTACCTAAATCGTTATTAGAAAAATCAAATTTAGGGGTTTCTGACCCCTAACAAATCGGCTCTCCGTATGTCGCCTCGCCTCGCCGCATGACGGCTCCATTCTCCTCTCGCGACTCACCTCCACTCCTTTCAAATCCATCGCTTGCCAGTTCAACGATTAAGAACTGGTTTCATGTTCGTCAGCCCTACGTGGTAAAGACGGACAAAATAAAAACGCCCTTCTTGTCGCCTCAACTCTCCGCGTCACTACTCGGCTATCCGCGTCTTATCGCAATTCTCCGCATTTCCCCTCCATCGTTCACACTTCACGATTAAAAGTGTTTCAACTCACTTAAGCCCTACGTGGTGATGAGTGGGAAAACGGCTCTTCTCACCGCCCCTCTATTCTCCTCTTTTCCGCCCCATTCGGCTCTATTCGCCTCAACTCCATCGCTCCCGATCCACGATTAAGATCGGACTCTATTTCTAGCCTTCTTAAATGTTGATTCAGTTGTTGATGTTGTTGCGAATGGATATTCTCTGAGGTGGCATTCCAGCGAGTGCCCCATCGAATTTGACATTGCGCCGCTATCAATTCCGTATTTGCTATGTCCTCTTACGCTGTAAGAATGTCTAAACGAATATGT